ATATTCTTAAACCAAACGCAAAAGATTAATTAATGAGATTATACGTTAAAGAAACAACGGGATATATATTGCTTGACTTAATGGAAAACAATCCGATTAAGTTGACAATGGCGGTCGCTGACATAATGGATCCGACTGCAAGCCCATCGACATATTCGCAAACATTCAGAGTGCCAAACACGGCAAACAATAATTTGTTTTTTAAGAGTGCATTTAACATCAATGCACAAACTTTTGATGCTACGAAAAAAATAGATGCTTACATTGAAGATAGCAACGTGACTATTTCAGTAGGTAATATCCGATTGACTAATATCTTTACAAATAATAAAGATAAAAACGTAGAATACGAGGTTACTTTTTTCGGTGAAGTTTCTGATTTCGCAGCTAAAATAGGCGGTGGTTTCATGAATAGTTTGAACCTATCTTATTACAACCATGAGAAAAGCTATGTTAACATTGTAAATAGTTGGAATCTAAATTTGTTTGGTGGTGATGTGATATATCCATTAATCGAGTGGGGCTATGATTATTTAAATGGCGAGCCCGTGCAAAATACTTTGTCTTATCGTGATGGCACACATTCAAAAAAAGGATTTACATCTAATAACCATCCGTTATCAATCGACCAATTTAAGCCAGTAATTCGTGCGAAAGTTTTACTTGATGCTATCTTTGCTGGGAGTGGATATACTTATGAAAGTGACTTTTTAAGCGGTTCGGATTTCATGAATCAATATGTTATTACGGAGCAAGTAGATAGCGCAACGGATACGACTATTTCAAAAATGCAAGCAAGTGGTTTGTGGCAACAATTATTGTATGCAAACGACCAAATAATACAATTACCTAATGAAGTTTACGACCCATTAAGAGCGTTAAATGATAATATTTTTAAAGTACCTATTCAATTCCCAAACCCAGCAGACTATTATATTTTTACTATTCAAGGTTGGTATACTGCAAATTTTTTCGCTTATTTAAACTTTGACATTCAGATATTTAACGTAACAACCAACACGATAATATCTACAAATTCATTTGTAGTGAGTAATCCTTATACTCCATATTATTTTAGTGTAACTTTTAATGTATTTAATACTCAAGCAGCACTAGGTGATGAATTAGTATTTAGAATTTACCATCCATTTACCGCTGGCACATTAAACAATATTTCAGAAGCTCAAGTTTTACAAAGTACTTCGCAAGGTAATATTGCGGTGTTGAATAAATATTTGCCTACTAATATAAAATCGATTGACTTTTTAAAAGGAATTATTGAGAGATATAATCTTGTTTTAGAGCCATCCAAAACTAAAGAAAAACATTTCATAATTACGCCGTGGGTGGATTGGGTAGAACAGGGAGCGCAAAGAGATTGGACTGATTATGTTGACGGCAATGTTGACATCGTATCAAGTCCTTTATTCACATCCCAACCACGTTCAAACACATGGCGTGATGATGAAGATAGTGACTATGTTAACTACAATTTCCAAACGGCTACAAAAACAACTTACGGACAATTAGATTTAGATAGTGGCATTGAAGTTATTACAGGAAATGAAGTGACTCAATCATTATTTGCACCAACGCCATTACTACCTATTGGAAATTCAAGTGCAGAAACAAGCGCCACGCCAAACCAAAAGTTAGCAGCGAAATTCTTAATCCCGCACATTGCTAAAGATACAACAACCGAACGCACGCCAATAACTCCAAAATTGAGATTAGTATATTATAACGGCATGAGAAATGCGCCTTTAGAATGGCACGTTAAAAACGATGCGTTAGTTACTCAACATTGGAATCAATACCCGTTAGTTAGTCAATATAGCGCACTAGATACAACGACTATTTTTAGAGATTTAGCATGGCGTAACGCAGCGCCTTTATGGGATATAACGCCAAGTGTACCAAACCCGCCAGCACGAACATCAAGCGACCTATGGAATAACTTTTGGCGCAAATGGTACGAATTTACCTATGATAAATATGGTCGCATTGTTGAAATGGACATCGTACTTGATTATAAGAAAGTTTGGGATTTGAAATTTAATGATAAAATCTTCATTAAGGATGCGTGGTATATGGTTAACAAAATAACCGATTATCAAGTAGGTAAACCAACGGCTTGCAAAGTAGAATTAATCCGTGTAGGTGAATCAATTTCGATAGTTCCAAGACAATTAATAGAAGGTCAATTAATGTGTTACATAGCAAATCCTGAAACAATTTGTGACGTTTATTGTTGCTTTGAAAATGGGGGGGCAAATGTGTTATATTATGAAAGTAATGGGCAAATTTTTTTAGATCCAAATGGCAATTTCCCAGCTCCAAGTGGTGTTTATTCTTACGGAGCTTCAAATACTTTCAGTGTAATAAACGGAATCATTACGACTTACCATGTAACGACTTCATGCGTATGTACAAGCCCAGGTCAAGAAAAATTTGATGCATGTTTTGGAGCAAGCGTTATAGATGCTAGTTGTTGCGTAACTCCATTACAACCATTCTACGGATTTGCAAACGAATTATATAATTGTACGGAAGCGTGGAGTGATATGGCAATGACTACACACGTGCCAGACGGATGGTATTACAATCCAGGTGAACCTTATGTAGCAAGATATGTGAACGGATTATTAACTAACTTAGCTAACGTTGTTAGCTGCATATAAACAAAATTAAACTAAAGAAATACTATGGCAAACGGAATAGAAATACCTATTATTTTTCCAACGAACACAGACCCAATAGATAATGCAAATGAAAGTGTAAAGAGTTTACGACAACAAGTTAAAGAAGCTACGGCAAACGTAGCTATACTTTCTGAAAAATTTGGAGCTACATCTAAAGAAGCCGTAGAAGCGGCTAAGTCAGCAGCTATCTTAAAAGATAGAATGGGCGATGCAAAAACCTTAACCGATGCATTTAATCCCGATGCTAAATTCAAATCCTTAATGGGCTCGCTAACTGGTGTTGCGGGTGGATTTAGTGCGGTAACTGGTGCGATGGGTATTCTAGGCGGTAAAAGTAAAGACGTAGAACAAGCGATTGCAAAAGTGAATCAAGCCATGGCTTTGGCTAGCGGTGTTCAAGCCTTAGGTGAAAGTATTGACAGCTTCAAGCAATTAGGAGCGGTTATTAGAAGTACAACCATATTTCAAAGAGTAGCAACGGCAGCACAATGGTTATGGAATGCGGCAATGAGTGCGAATCCTATCGGTGCGGTTGTGGTAGCCATTACGGCATTAATAACGGCTGGTTACTTATTAGTAAGAATGTTTCAAAGTTCAAATCAAACTTTGGAAGTATCGAAAGAAGCCACTGAAAAAAATACAAAAGCAGTTGAAGAACAAACGAAAAAATTAGAAGAAAGTAGAAAGAAAAAAGAAGAATTACAAGATTATGAATTGCGTTTAATGAAAGCGCAAGGTAAGTCAAGCGAAGCCATTGCAAGGCGTGCTATTGTTATTGCAAAAGAGAATGAAGCCGAAGCGTGGAAAAATTATCATTTAAAACGTAATACGTTAGAAATGTATAAGAATACCATTGCAACGCATGAATCCGCTCAAGCTGAATTAGATAGAAAAATTGCTTTAGAAGGCTTTTTTAGTGTACAAAGAGAACAATTTGAAACTGAAAAAAGATATAATGAAGTAAGATTAAAGGTTGCTAAAGAAAATTTAAACGCAGCTATTCTTGACAATAATGCAGCCGTTAAAGTAGTAGAAGAAGCTCGTGCAAAAACATTAAAAACCGAACAAGATTTTAATGTATTACAAGCGCAAACTAAAACGGATGCAAACAAAGCTGCAGTAGATAAAGAGAAAGAGCAAAATAATAAGTTAGCAGAACAAAGAAAGCAAAAACAAGAAAAGATTAAACAAGAACAAGAAAAGAATAAACAAGACGATGCACAATTTTTAAAAGGATTAAATACAGAAGCTGAAAATCTTGAAGCCGATACAGAAGTTAAAAAAGAAAATTTAAGACACGAAGCCGATTTAAAGAGAATCGCTCAAATGAAAGTTACAAGCGAAAGAGTAAAGGCTTTAAAAGTTGAAGAAAAAAACCACGAAACAAGATTAGCAGATGCTAGAGAAAAAGACCAGGAAGCGGCTTATCAAAATGAACTAAAATTACAAAATCAAAAGGATGCTGGCTTTGAAGAAGATTTGCAAAAGCAATTAGCTCATTATGAAGCCTTATTAGCCATTCAACAAAAGTATGGTAAGAATACAGTTGAAACTACAATCCAAATTGATAAGACTAAAGAAGATATAAACAAAAAAGAATATGAGAAACAATTAGAATTATTAAATAATCAATATGCAGACCTTGACAATGATTTAGTAAAGAAACAAGAATATAATGAAAAACTTTTAGTACTTCAAAAAACTTTTGGTGAAAAAACTATTGAAACTGAAAGAGAAATTGAAAAAACAAAAAAACAAATTGAAGAAGAAGAAATAGCTCGTAAAAAATCAAACATAGAAGCTATTGGCTCAATTGCGCAAACGGCTGCAAATATTGGTAGTTTCATTGCAGATAGATTGAAAGGTGATAATGTTAAGGATAAAGAAAGACAAAAAACGGCAGTAAGAGTAGGAGCGGCTAGTTCGATTGCGGGCGTTATAGGACAAACAGCAGCAGCGAATGCTGGGTTTTTAGCAAACCCAGCATCGGTATCGACTTTAGGACTTGCAGCAGCCGCACCGATTGCAGCAAGTATCGCATCAAGTACGATTGCCATTGCTAATATTTTAGCGCAAAAAAACAAAGCCATCGCTGAAATTGACAATGCAACGGATAACTCAAATTCAAGTGGTGGCAAAGCTCCATCCAAATTCGCAACGGGTGGGATGGTTACTGGGATGGGTACTTCAACATCGGATAGTATCATGGCTAGGTTGTCAAATGGTGAATCGGTAATCAATGCAAAATCGACTGCAATGTTTGGGAATTTACTTTCTAATATCAATCAAGCGGGTGGCGGTGTAGCCTTCGGGAATCAAAATAACTCAAATCCGATATTTAAAACATATGTCGTAGCTTCTGAAATGACAAGTCAAATAGAAGCCAATTTAAAATTAAAACAAATAGCACGTTTATAATATGAATAGAAAATTAATAGAATTAGTAATTAGCGACGAAGGTGGAGTGGATAAAATTTCACTCGTTGAGGAGCCAGCCATCGAAGTGGATTTCATGTACTTCAAAAAAGAAACTGAAAAGTATCGTTTCGATAATGATTTGCAAATTGTTATAGGACCAGCCATGATTCCTGACTTGAAAATAATTCGAGTTGATGACAAAGGCAATTATTACGATGTGGTTTTTTCCAAAGAAACTATTTTAAAGATTGCAAAAAAATTCATGAAAGAAGCTCGCACAAACGATGTGAATCAAGACCATGAAAACAAAAAGAAAACGGGAACGTATGTTTATGAATCGTGGATTGTAGAAGATGAAAACGATAAGGCTATTCAAAAATATGGATACGATGTGCCCGTAGGAACGTGGATGGTATCAATGCAAGTAGAAGATAAAGAGACATGGCAAAGAGTTAAAAATGGGGAGTTAAAAGGCTTTAGTGTTGAAGGTATGTTTGAAGAATATGAGAACGAAGAATTATTCAACAAGATAAAAGGCATTGTAGCATTTGACGAAGATAAGGCTTTGGAACTTGCGAAAACTTTAGGAATCAAAGCAAAGGAATTAGAAGAATTTGACTTGGTAGAAGTAGATGAGAATTTCATTCGACCTCAAGGATATAAAGAAGGATTGACGGTTTACAAGTACGATGGACCGCCAGCAGAAAGAATCTTTTGCAGAACGATGTTATCTTTAGAAACTTATTTCACATTTGAAGAAATTAAAGCAATCGCACAAGCTCCCGTTAACCCAGGCTTTGGCCCACGAGGAACGGATATATACGATATATGGAAATATAGTGGCGGTGCAAACTGCAAACATTTTTGGAGAAAGTATTACATCAATGCTAAAGAGAAAGTAATCAACAAAGGTAAAGCGCCAGGACTTGCGGGAACGGCTCCATACGACCAACCGAACCATGGTTTCTTACCATCTAATAAAAAATAGTTATTCACAAAAATTGTTAAAAACTTTAAAACCAATATATAAGAACATGTACAAGATTAAATTAAACCAAATTAGAGCACTACTAGGCGTAGAAGTGTCTTTAGAAAAATTAATTTTAGCTGATGGAACTGAATTATCTACTGAAAAATTAGAAGTAGGTTTCCCAGTTTTTGACGCTGAAAATAACCCAGTTGGAGCTGGTGAACACAAATTAGTTGACGGCACAATCTTCATGACAGATGAACTAGGTGTTATTACCGAAGTTATCAGAGTAGAAGAAGAAATGCCAGAAATAGAAGCACCAGTTGAAGTATCGATTGAAGCATCTAGCGAAGCTCCAGCAGTTGACCCTTTACAATTAGTTTATGAATCAATTAGCGAATTAGGAACTGAAATCGCTACTTTGAAAGAAAGAGTAAACTCATTCTCAAAAGCGCCAGCGGTTGCACCAATTAAAAAAACTGATAACGAAGTTATCGAAACAACATTCTCAAAATTAGAAAGATTAAAATCAATTAAAAACCAATTAAAAAAATAAAATATGTCATTTAACGTAGGATCTTTACCAGCATATACAGACCAATTATCTACCGACCTTATCAGTGCGGCATTATTAAAGTCATTTAGTACTGACTTCGTAACAATCGAAGCAGGAAAAACTGCAGGAACATCTGCAATCAATTTATTAAATTCAACAGTTAACATTTTACCAGCAACATGTGGTTTTTCAAGTGACCAAACTGGTACAAATGCAACAGTATTTTCTCAAATTCCTTTAGTTGTAGAATCTAAAATGTTAAAAGAGCAAATGTGCCCTGAAACATTGAGAGCTAAATGGACATCTTCACAATTGGGTGCGGGTGCAAATCAAGAGACAGTACCTTTCGCAGAATTAATCGCAAACGACAAAATAAAAAACATCGCTAAGTATGTAGAAAATACAATTTGGCAAGGTGATGGAGCTAACTTACCAGGGTTATTAGTTCAAACATTCAATGCAAATGGTTCAATCAATTCAGCGGGTGCTTACACACAATGGACTACTTCAACAGCGATTGCAGAATTTTGGTTAAACGTTGGTTCATTAACTCCAGCATTACAAACAGAAGATGACTTAATCATGTACACTTCATATGCTAACTATCAAGCGTTAGTAGGTGCATTGATTAACACGGGTGCTTCAGTTATCGGTACATTCGCACAAGTTAGCAATGCAGCGGGTGTTAACGCTCCAAGTTCATTCGTTTTCCCTGGTACAAACATTACAGTTTTCGCAGCGCCTGGTATCGATGATCCAGCTCGTGTAATCTTAGCTCCTAAAAAATACATCTTCTTTGGAACTGGATTGTTAGACGAAATGGATACATTCAAATTCTACTACAACGAAGCTGACGATGTTATGAATTTCAGTGCTAAATTCAGACTTGGAACTGCAGTTTATGTATCTCAAGTAGTATCAAACAAATAATCATAAAAAAGGGAGCTAAAAACTCCCTTATTTTTCAACTTTAAAAATATTTATAAACATGGCATGTAGCATATTAAGCACGATTAATTTAGATTGTATGAGCGCCTTAGGTGGTGTGAATACTATCTACGTTTTTGCGGGCGACAATTTCGAAATCCAAACTGTCACAGCGGGTGAAGTAACTTTGGCTGGTGGTAGTGGAGATTTCTTTCAATACAAATTTGCAAAAGATACTGCAAAATTAACAGAAACGGCAACGATTTCAAACGCAAACGGAACAGTTTTTTACACAACTGAATTAAGCGTAAACATCTCAAAAAGAGACGTTGCAAAAAGAAACGAATT